CAAAGATGAGCATTGGCAAGGTTGTTAAGAACAGCACCAATCCTCACTTTAAAAAGAGCTATGCAGACATAAACGCATTGCTAGAAACAGTTGAGCCAATCCTTCATGAGAATGGATTATTGCTCCTACAACCTATTCATGACAAAATTCTGAGCACTCAGATAATTGACATTGAGTCAGGTGAAATGATAGAGAGCTGGTTAACACTACCTGACAACATTGATCCACAAAAAATGATTAGTGCCACGACTTACTACAGAAGAGCAACTTTACAATCACTATTGAGCCTTCAAGCTGTAGATGATGATGGTAACTCAGTCGCATCAGCAACTAAGCCAACGCTTACAGATGACAGATTCAAAGAGGCTCTTAAGTCAATTGAGTCAGGCAAGTACACAGCAGAGAAATTGAAAGCAGATTTTAACCTAACCAAACAACAAATACAAGCATTATGAAATGGCATCCATCATCACTAGGTAAACTTATGACAGAGTCTAGAACTAAGTCAGAAGTATTAAGTCAGACTACTAAGTCTTATATCGCTAACAAGGCAAAAGAGGACTTCTTTGGCTACAATTCATTTGTATCTACAAAAGCAATGCAGAAAGGCACTGACTGGGAGCACGAGTCTATTGAGTTAGTTAATCAGATTAGAGATACATTTTACATCAAGAATGAAGAAACTTTTCAGAATGACTGCCTAATTGGTACACCTGACATCATTTTAGAGAATTCAATCATTGATATTAAGACTTCATGGTCCTTAGAGACTTTTCCAGCTATATCAGCTGAAGGAGTTAATAAAGATTATGAATGGCAACTAAGAGGCTACATGATGCTATGTGACAAGGAATCAGCTGAGTTAATCTACTGCATGATTGACACAGATGACTTTCTACTTTCAGACTGGGATAATAAAACTATTCACAAGGTGTCTCACATTGACCCTAGAAAGAGAATAACAGTGCTAAGGTATGAACGCAACATTTCAACAGAAGAAGCCATTAGAGAGCGTATTTTAGCTTGTACTGAGTACTACAATGAATATTTTGTACAATTAAACTGTAAGTAATGGAAAAATTCTATTTCATAATTGACACATGTCTAGAAAATATGGAGTATGCTCACTATTCAGCTAGAATATTCAACAAGCAAGGTCATGACTACTGTATTAATCTTACAGCTAACATTGACCAGCTTGACATCAGGAAAGTAAGCAAAGAAGAATTTTTAGAATTTAACAATTTAAACCTTAAGAAATGACAGCAGTAGAATGGTTGGTTGAAAATTCTCATATAATTCCTAAAAACGAATTGAATAAAAGAGAATTAATTAAACAAGCCAAAGAAATGGAGAAACAACAGATAACTGATGCTTATTTAAGAGGTATAGAAAATTTAAAACAACTTTTAAAAGACAAGGAAAATGACAGCAGTAGAATGGTTAACTGAGCAATATTTAACACAATATGATTTGTTAGATTCAGATTTGTATTTAAAAGCCAAAGAAATGGAGAAGAAACAATTATTTTTAGCTTCTAATATTTCAGCAAAAGAAGCATACAAAGCAGGGCAACAAACAATGCATTGTGGATGTTATGAAATATCTGATGCAACTACTTATAAAGAGTGGTTATATGAACAATTTAAATCAGAATAAGATGATTGAACTAAACAAAAATTACATCAACAAAACTAGGGAGCAGTTGGTTATGCCTATCTCAGATAAGGGAGGCATGGTTATTTATCAAGTGACTAAAAAGTCAACTGATAACCCTATAACAGAATTCAAGTGCACAACTGCACGATTTTTAAACCTATATAAATTATCAAAATAGAGGCTCGGTAAAGTCTACCCCTCCAGTTACTCGAAGTCTGGCAAATTAAATTACAATACAGTTGGAGGGGTTTTTTAAGTAACAAGTAAACAAATAATATGAATCAACACACAACAACTGGAGCAATCATCAACAAATTGCCAATTAAACAAGTATCTGAGAAGTTCAAGATACAAGAGTTTATCTTAAGAGTAGGTAACCCTGATGACAAGTACCCTCAAGAGGTAAAATTTCAATTAGTGAATGACAACATTGACCTACTAGACTTTATCCAGGTGAATGAAGTAGTAGAGGTAACATTTGAGCTGAGAGGTAGAGAATACAATGGCACACACTATGTGACCTTAAATGCTCTAAAAGTTACTTCTAAGCTATTCTAATGAGACTAGTAAAGTACATCATAGTAATGCTATGCATTTTAGCATTCTTTGTTCTGTTCTTCTATGGAATGTATACCTTCTTAGGCAAAACAGGAGTAACAATTGTCTCAATAATAATACTAATTTACTTTATCTATGGATTTGTCAAAGATGCATACTATCACTATCTTAACAGATAAGGACTTCTCAGTCAAAGAGTGGATGATAGAACAGACTAACCTGAGAATGACTAACAGATACAAGCAGACTCACATAGCTGAGGACATTGGAGTTAATGGCTCACAATTATCTAGGTTTCTAACTGGCAACACTGTTAAAGACTCATTCTATGAGAAGTGGTTTAAGTGGTACATAAATCAAGGGAGTTGACAGCTCCCTTTGTCGTTTATAAATAATAACTAACTTTACAACATGATAGCATACATAACGCCATTAGTAGCTACTTGGTGGTTTACTAACTTTGATCCCATTCAAAACTTCATTGATAGATTCATTCTACCTGACTGGCTACACACAGCTCTAGGATGCTGGAAGTGTATGTCATTTTGGACAGCACTAATATATTCACAATCATTCACTGTAGCATGTGCTACTTCACTTATAGCCGTATGCTTACAGAAACTGATATACAACTCGTAAACTCTATAATAGCACTACCTGAGAGTGAGATAATGACTAAGAGGTCACTATCACAGCTTAAGATGGTTAAAGTGGCTCATACTGGCGTAATTGATAAGGAATGCTTTTGCTCTACAGTTAGAAGGAAAGTGTGGTATAAGGACTTTTTATCCTGGTATGAAAAGAATGCTTGACCAATACATTCAAAAAAACTACACAGAGGTGCTCAAATACACTAAGCACTTCATTCAACGACTCAAAATTCCTAGCTCTATAGAAGCTGATGCTGTCATAAATAATGCTTACCTTCATTGTGTTAAGCTAGAGATGGATGAGGTCACAGAAGACAAAGCTAAGAGCTATCTACTAAACACTATCAAGTATGAGCTGATATGGACGCAAGGCTCAAGGACTAAAAAAGATGATATCTATAGATCACATGAGTACCTTGGTGACTCACTAGATGATCCATCTGACATTGAGCACAAAGTGAACTTAGAAGAGAGCTATAATTTCAAAAAGGCAATGGTGGAGATATATCGTAACTCTTTGGATGATAGGATTAAAAAGATTATCTTTGAGGCATACTATGACAAAGGTCATTCTACTCAGACAGCACTGGCTAAGTACTTTGACATCAATAGCACATCAGCTTTCTTTTTAATCAAAGAAATAAAACAAAATATTAAAGAGATACAATATAGGTATAAAGACTAAAATTATGGAATACACAATCAAACCAGAATTCGTAGGTAAAACTGTTAAAATCTATGACAGATTTAAAGGCACTAAGACTATTGTAGTTGATAAACTTGACCTAAGCAAAGTGAAATACTATCAGACAATTGGACTTAAGCACATCTTTGAAGAGGTAGTGACTGCTACAACTACTGAGTCTACTGTTATTGAATACACAGCAGTTGAGGATGTGCCAGTTAAGAAGAAACGCACAAAGAAATTTGTTGAAAGATTAGAAGAGGAGATCAAAAAAAGAGATCAAGATTTAATAAATTCAGCTGAAGGTAATGGCTAAGCACAAGTACATAGCTACTCCTGAGGCAATGTGGGAGCTGTTCACTAATTATGTCAATGAGACTAAGAATAACCCTAGAAAAAAACATACATTTGTTGGTAAAGATGGGACTTCAGAATTTGAGCTACTTGAGAGACCATTGACCTTTGAAGGATTCTATTGCTATTGCTATGATGCTATTGGATGTATAGACCAATATTTTGAGAATAGGGGAGAAAGATATAGTGAATATGTTGCCATCTGTTCACGTATAAAGAGAACAATCAGAGAAGACCAAATCTCAGGTGGCATGGTTGGACAATACAATCCATCCATAACTCAAAGACTAAACAACCTGACTGAGAGAGTTGATACTACATCAAAAGGTGAATCTATCTCTGAGATAAAGGTTAATATTATTACTTCTAATAAAGAGTAATATATCTTAATAATAATAAATATAAGTACTACTAATAGTGGTATGATTTGTCTATGGAGCTAAATTCAACTGTAATATTCCAAAAGAATCACGAGGCACTTAATGACTCAACTCATAGGTTTATCATCAATGAAGGTGGCTCAAGGTCAAGTAAGACCTACTCACTATGTCAGCTGATAATAGTCTATTGCTTACAGAACCCTAACAAGGTAGTGTCAATCATTCGTAAGACCTTCCCAGCATTGAGAGCTACTGTGATGCGTGACTTCTTAGAGATAATGAAGAGCTTAGAAATCTATGACGTCGCAAGGCATAACAAATCAGAGCACATCTACACATTTGGTAATGGATCTATAGTTGAATTCTTCTCAGTTGATGATGAGCAAAAGATTAGAGGTAGGAAGCGTGACCTTGCATGGTGCAATGAAGCCAATGAGCTGTACTATGATGATTTTACTCAGCTCAATATGAGGACAGAAGGAAAGCTAATCTTTGACTACAATCCAAGTGAATCTAATTCGTGGCTCTATGAGTTACCAACTGAGGAGTCAATCTTAATCAAGTCAACTTACAAGGACAATCCATTTTTACCTGATAGCATTAAGAGACAGATTGAAGACTTAAAGAGGACTGATGAGGCACAGTATCAAATCTATGCACTAGGAGAGAAGGCTATCAGCAAGAGCAACATCTACAGCAATTGGTCATTTGTTAAACATAGGCCTTCTAAGTTCACTGACTATGTCTATGGGCTTGACTTTGGGTATAACCATCCCACCGCATTGGTCAGAGTTTATTGGAGAGATAAAGACATCTACATTGAGCCTATCATCTATGAGAGCTACTTGACCACTACTGACCTAATTGCAAGAATGGATCAGTTAGGAATTGAGAAGAGCATCAACATACTAGCCGATTACTCTCGACCTGAGACAATAGCAGAAATTGACAGAGCTGGATACTATATTGAGAATGCTAACAAAGTAGTCAAGCAAGGGATAGATAATATAAAGACCTTTGGTGTATTCTGTGAGGACCATCCAGCAATCAAGAAAGAATACGAAAATTACAAGTGGAAAAAAATAGGTGACACAATAACAGATGAGCCAGTCAAACTTTGGGATGATGCTATGGATGCAATTAGATACGCTGCAACATACATTAAGAAGGAATACTTCACAGATGACAGCTATCTATCCTTCTAATTGAAATCAGATAAAAATACAATATAGGTATGGCACAAACAATCATAGCACAGCCTCAGGACTTCACACCAGCTTATAATGAGTGTAAATTCATAATTGACTCAACTAACAAGAATAAGTCAGGCTTCAGATACATCTTTGAGGTGTTTGACTCAGTGACTAATCTAAGGATAGGATACTACAAGGCACTACCTACATTTGGTACTGGCTATGGTGAACAAGACCTATCTAAGCTACTTAGCAATAATGTGAGCTTTGACTTTAATCCTTCAATCACTACTTTCTATGATGCGTCAAATAGTTACTTTGGCTATGATGTTAAATTTGGTGAAGAGTATATCTTTGATATGAGCTACACAGCATCATTAGCTGATAATAGTGGCAATGTTCGCATCACAGCTACACATCCATTTCAAGTAGGTGATCAGGTGAATATCACTCAAGCTGATGGTGGAGTTGCCAATCCTGGTGTTGAGGGACTTCACACTGTGATAGCTATAACTGGCACAACTAACTTCACAATCAATGCACTATGGTCAGGAGTAACAGATGCTACTATCAATGGAGTAGTAGAGTATGCCGATAAGAGAAAGACTATAGACTTAGACATAGAGTCAACACTAGACAAATTTGTCTTCAATGGTGTTTATCCTTGGCTTGAGTTTCCTTACTGGGATGAGACCGATTATGAGCTTGATGGTGTCACTAAGGAATGGCTAACAGACCAGCCTCAAGAATTCAGTTGCACACCTGGTCAAGATTTATGGCTAAACATGAGAGGCTTTGGAGTTGCACCAGGTGGTAAGGTATACTTTCAAAATGACAATGGAGATTTATTCTCTAAGGTAGTAGCTGGCACTGAGACTATCAAAGGTGTGGCAGTTGGTCCTAATAACTATGGCTCATTGACTGTTATCAGTGGCACAGCTCCATTGGTAAAAAATGACACTAAAAGCTATGAAGTTTGGTATGTTGATGGATCTCCACAGACACAAAAGTCAATCAAGTACAAGGTAAACATAGATAGAAGAATGTTAATATCTGAAAGCCATATTGTGTTCTTAGATAGACTAGGCTCATGGAGTAGCTTTGCTTTCCAACTTAAGGCATACGAGAGAGGGAACATCACTAGACAGACTTACAATCAGGATGTACCTGGTGCAGTTGTTGATGGTCAGTGGCAGTACAAAAGTTATGAACAAGGTACAGTGAATATCAACACTGAGGTAACTAAGGTCTATGACTTATCTACCAACTTTATGACAGAAGCTGAGGGAGAATACTTTCAACAGTTACTAACATCACCACAGACATACATTAAAAACGTACTCTACCACATCACAGAGGATGGAGCTGTACTATTTGATGAGGATGGCTGTGTTATTCACGTACCTGAGAGCACTGAGTATGTTAGCTGTAATGTTACCACTAACACATTTGAGGTGTTCAAGCAAAGAAACAAGAATCTAATTAAGCAATCTATTCAAGTAAGGATAGGTAACAACGACACAATCAATGGTTAAGATAGTTCTACCTAATGGAGTGCTTGATGTCTCAGAGAATCTTGCACTACCTATCACATTTAGCATTGGTGATATTAGAGATTTATCCTCACGCAAGGGGACATTCTCTAAGACCATCACACTAGCTGGCACTAAGAATAACAACGATCTACTTGGTCACTACTATGATGTCAACATACAAGCCGGCACATTCAACATCAACACACTAACAAAGTGTCAAATCATTCAGAATGGTGTACCTATTTTAGATGAGGCACTATTGCAATTGGTAAGTGTCAACAAGCTACAGACTAACACCAGGTATGAAGATGAGGTAAGCTATGAAGTATTAATCAAGGATAGTAGAGCTGAGTTCTTCACAGCTATCACAAATGCTAAATTAACTGACTTAGACTTCTCTGACTTAGATCATGTGTTTAGCTCCACTAATATAGTGGCTTCATTCAGTCACACTGTAGCTGATGGCTATAAGTATGTGATGCCGTATATCAATGGCAATGACTTCAATGCTAATGACTTCAAGCCAGCAATATACGCTAAGACTTACTTTGATAGAATCTTCGCTGTAGCTGGTTTCACTTACACTTGGGATGAGATAGCCTCAGCTAGATTTGATAAGCTGTTAATTCCTTACAATGGAGATACTAATGATCAAGATTATGCGGACTTCTTAGTAGAGGCTACTAACACATGGACCACAAGCTATGTTCAACCTACTGGCTATAACAATACATTTGAGGAGCTTATAGACTCAGGATGGTCAGAGGTTACAGATGCACAGAATATCTTTGACCCTACTACTGGAGAGTATTCAACACCATTTAGCACTAATGCCTTAGCTGGTGAGAATTATTCCTATGGTTTATCAATTGGTGGAACTATAACATTAGAGAATACAAGTGGTGCTGATGCTGTACTTTTTGGAAGTGCTGGTAATGGTTTTAATAGATATAGAGTATTTGCAAGGGTACAAGTAGGTGTTAACACAAATGCTGTCATTGTGTATGGCTCAAGTGTATTTGTACAATATACAGTTCCATCACCACTACCTAATGGCAATACTACTATCTTATCATTCTCAGACACCTTGACTATACCAGCTGTGGTCAATGGTGTTGTTTTTGGAATTAATGCATCTGATATTCAAATTCTTGAGATAGGTATTGAAGTTAAATCATTTGCATCTGGTAATGATACTCAACCATTAAATCAAAATAATATATGGATAGAACAAGTATCATTTAATTTAGCACCAGTTAACGTGGTCTTAGACTTGACATCAATAAACATGTCAATATTACCTAGCAACAACATTCAAGTAACTGGTTCAACACTCAACATCAATCAATATGTACCATCTGAGATAAAACAGTCTGACTTTGTTAAGTCTATCCTACAGATGTACAATTTGTATGTTGAGCAAGATGTTGATAACCCTTACAACTTAGTACTAAGACATAGAGACGAATACTATGACTCAGGAGCTGAGAAAGACTGGAGCAGAAAGTTAGCTAAGGACAAGGACCAGCAATTAATCTTTTTACCTGACTTGACTAACAAGAAACTCAAATTAACTTATTCTCCTGACACTGATGAGTTCAACACAATGTATGAACAAGCTACTAGTGAGATTTATGGACAACTTGAGTATACCTTTGACAATGAGTATGTTAAAGATGTTGACACTCAAGAGTTAATCTTCTCACCAACACCAGTTTTTCCTACTTCATTTGGAGCTTATGTACCAGCTATAGTGGGCTCAGCTCCTAACACTAATATTCGCATCTTGTATGATGGTGGTGTTCAGTCATGTCAGCCATTTGATATCTTAGACTTTGGCACAACTGGTGAATTTGGATTGACTAGCTATCCAATGTTAGGACACTTTGACAATGCTTTGACTCCTAGCTTTGATATTAATTTCGGCACTAATGACTTCTACTTCTATGAGCCATTATCTCTTACAGCTAACAACCTATACAACTTATACTGGAGAAGGACAGTTAATCAAATCAATGTAGGCAAGATGTTGATAGCTTACTTTGACTTGACTGAGGTAGATATTCAATCACTTAAGCTGAATGATAAGATATACATTGACAACTCTTGGTGGAATATCAATAAGATTCAAGACTACAATGGTAACCAACGACAGCTCACTAAGGTAGAGCTTATAAGCATTGACACTGAGATTGACTTAGCACCATTTAAGATAGGTAGAGGACGACCATTTGGTGACATTATGATAGGAGTCGGTGTAGATGCATTAGTTGGTAGAGCTACCTTCAACAACAATGTCATCTTACCAGGTGCGAATGCTCAAGTCTTTGGTAAGGGAAATGTAGTCACAGCTGGTACACAAGGAATCATAGTAGGTGATGGTCAGACATTGACTGAGAGTGGTATGGTAGTCAACAACCTGACAGTAACTAACACAATCAATGGAGCTGTGGTAGTCCCTTACAAGAAATATGTAGCTACAATTAGTCAGACTGGGACAGCAGACCCAACGGTCACAGTACTAGAGAATACGGTAGGTGATATAGTGTGGACAAGGGCAGGAGTAGGTCTTTATTCTGGTGACTTATTAGGAGCTTTCCCTAATCAAGATAAAGTATACTTGTCACTTAACAACACATTGACATCAGTTTTTATAACTGAGTTTAAATGGGGTACACTTGACAATGTCAATATTAACACCTATGATTTAACTGCCACGTCTATAGATGGAGCAATGTCTTTTAACACAATAGAAATTAGAGTTTATGAATGAAGTTGAAATACCATTAAAGATAACTGGCATAGGTGCCATCAAAGCTGAGTTAAGAGACCTTAAAGGTCAGATAGCTGATGCTACTGATCCAAAGGTTATGACTGCCTTGGCTCAAAGAGCTGGGGAGCTGAAAGATAGGCTTAAGGATGCAAATGAGCAGATTGCTGTCTTCACTACTGGTAGTAAATTTGAAGCTGTTAGTAATTCATTCTCAATGATAGGCTCTGACCTTGCATCATTGGATTTTGAAGGAGCTAATGAGAAGGCTCAAGTTTTTGCATCTAACTTAGCAGCTTTGAATCCTCAAGATTTGGCAAAAGGTTTCCAAGCATTTACTGGTATCATTAAAACAATGAGCGGAGCATTTGTTAAGTTAGGTATCACAATATTAGCTAATCCTATTTTTTTACTAGTAGCCGCTATTGTTGCTATAGTTGCCGCAGTTGTTATGGTGCTCAAATACTTTGGCGTCCTTGATGTTGTACTTAAGGCATTGATGGCTCCTATCAACATGATCATTGATGGCTTTAAGGCATTGACTGACATGTTAGGTTTCACTAGCTTTGCAGCAGAAGAGAATGCTGAGGTAGTAAAGAAGACTGAGGAGGCTAAGAGAGAGTCAATGAATGAAACCTTAGCCAACAGAAAGAAAGTGGCTGAGATGACTGCTACAATGAGCAGAGAAGAGATAGCAATGATGGAAGAGTTAACTGGTGTACAGATTGACACTAGTAAGTCATCATTTGATATTGAAGAGCAGAGACTACAGAACAACCAGGCATCACTTGAGGCACAGCTCCAATCATTACAAGCTATTGAAGATGCTGGTGGTGAGCTTACAGAAGATCAGATTAAGGATAGAGAGAAGCTCAAAGATGAGTACAAGAAAAATAATCAAGCAATAGAGGAGAACGAGAGAGCTAGAGCTAAGGCTATCATAGAAATCAATCAGAGACAGAATGACTTACTAATCAAGTCAAGAATGCGATTGATGGCTGATGAGAATGAAAGAGCTAAGGCACAGCTTAAACTTGATAAAGAGAAAGAGATTAAAGAGCTTAACATTTTGATAAGGAATGCTAAGGTATTAGGTCAGTCTACTAAAGGATTTGAAGAGGCTAAGTTAAACACCATAGCATTTTACGCTAATGAAGCTACTAAGATAGATACTAGAGTTGCTGATGAGGCTAAGAAGACAGCTGAGAAGGAACGCAAAGAGAATGCTGATAGACAAAAGGCTAACTATGAGAGCTATGTCAAGTCATTAGAGCAGAAATTAAAAGCTACTAAGGACTCCAATAAGGTATTAATCTTAGCTACAGAAGAGGGTACTCAGTCAAGAGTAGATGCTGAGGTCAAAGCACTCCAGTTAGAAGTTGACTACATGGCTAAGAATGCTAAGGCATTTAAAATTAGTCAAGACCAATTGACAATTATTAGAGCTGAGACACTTAAGCAACAAGAGAAGCTACAAGAAGACTATAATAAGAAGGTCAGTGATGCTACCAATAAGGAGAATCTTGCTAAGGCACAGAATGACTTATTAACAGCTACTACAGATGAGGCTAAATTTGAGGCTAAGATAAAACTACTAGAGTCTGAGGCAAAAGTTAAACTACAGAATGAGGAGCTAACAGCTACTGAGATTAAAAATATCAATGACCAGTTAGCAGTTGACTTGGGTGTAGTTGAAAAGGCTAAGACTGATCTAGCATTTGAGAAGACAAAGAAATTAATTGATGCTGAGAAGTTAAGAATTGAGACAGCTCTATCATTAGCATCCTTTGAACTTGAGAGATTTAAAGGCAATAAAGACGAGGAGATAAGACTTAACAATGAATTCTTGTCTAAACAATTAGCTGTACTAGATGCACAGAAACTTGCAGAGCTTAACAACTTGAATCTATCAGAGACTGAGAAGGAAGCCATAAGAGAGAAATTTAGACAAGCTAAAATCACAGCAGAAGAGGCTACAGCTAAAAAGATTGAAGAGATAGAAGAGGCTGCTCAAGCTAAGACTTTAAAGAATATAAATGAAGGCTTTGAGACAACTAAACAAGCACTAGGAGCTATCACTAATGTACAAGAAATAAGCACTAGAAATAAGTTGAAAAATGTTGAGAAAGGTAGTAAGCAAGAAGAGGCTATCCTTAAGCAACAATTTGAGCAACAGAAAAAAATGAATCTAGCAATGGCTGCAATCAATGGAGCACAAGCTATCTTAGCAATCTTATCAGTTCCTGACTTCACTCTTGGTATTGCATCAGGGATAAGAATAGCCGCATCTATAGCAGCAACTGCAGCATCTATCTCAGCTATATCATCCACATCATTTGAAGGTGGTGGTAATGCTCCTACACCAGTGAGTGGTAACACTACACAATCTAACATTGGTCAGATGGCAACACCTAACTTATTTGGCAACAGCAACAATGCTAACAATGTAGGTAACAATGGCAATAGCAATGACCAGTCAACACCTAACTTCACAGTCACAGCTGTAGTAAGTGAAACAGAAATGACATCAACACAGAATAGAGTTAAAAGAATCCAAAGAAACGCAGAATTATGACAAGTTATCAAGCATTAATAAACAAGATTGAAGCATTTTACAACGATCACCTACAAGTTAAGAAAGTAGGTAGTGACTTCAATGAGCAACTTCCTAACTTTGCCACTAAAGATGAGAGGTATCCTTTAGTTTTTATCACTCCAATTGTGGCATCTACTACAATGGATGTGAACACTATCAGCTTAGAGGTGTATTGCTTAGATATCATTCAGAAAGATAGAGCTAATATCACTGTGATACTTTCAGACTGTCATCAGATATTGGTAGATTTAATCAATTATTTTAATTTTAGTAATGATTATTCATTTGATATCGTTGGCTCACCTTCAATCACTCCATTGAACAATCAACTACTAGACTATGCGGCTGGTTGGGTAATGAATCTAGATGTTGACATCAGCAACTGGACTAATTGTCAAGTCCCTCTTAAGTTGCCAGTAGTGGTAGGTTGTGACATTATATCAGTAACCTACACCTTAGTTGGTGAAGATCCTGTAACGGTGGAGGTGGAGAAAAAAGAAGATGGAAATTATTATTTTGATGGATATGAAATTGAGAAAGACGGTGAAGAATGGCTTGTAAATTCAAGTTGTGAAAAAGAAGTAGTATTGTTTTCTTTTACTTACGAAAATATTACGAATGAAGTTGTAGTTGTGAAAATTGACGTATATAATTCTGAATCATTATATTGCGCTGTTTTCAATGAAAATGCTTTTATTATTTATTTTGACGATATAAAATGGATTTTGGTAAACGCTACTGATAATACTGTACTAGCTGAATCAACAGACTTCATAACTTGGACAGCTTTAGTTGAGGATTTTGAAGTAAATTCATCAATAGTTACAAATCAATCTATTGGGTGTATTTCTGTTAATTATGGAGAAACAACGGTTGAACTTTTAAAAGTTGGGATACTTAATGGAGAAAACATTTTTGTAAGCGGTATTGATTTTGATGATTTTAATATTGAAACGGCAATAGGGGTTGATCTAGATTA